GGGGTGACCGGGGAGGACATATACTTTGAAGATGAAGAGAACGAAGGCGGCACACTCAAATCGAACCTCAAAGTTTTCTCAAAATCAATGGCAAATTTGATCGAGGCCGGGAAGAGGGAAGTATCCTGCGGGTACAAGTGCGAGTATGAATTTGCGCCCGGTACATGGAATGGGTTAAAATACGATGCGATCCAAAGGAATATCCGGGGAAACCATCTGGCTTTAGTCGATGAGGGCCGGATGGGATCAGAAGTCGCCGTGCTTGACAGCATGGTATTCACACTAGATGCGAAGGAGGCATTCGTGGAACCAAAAGAAAACAAAGAAGGCGAACAGCAAGAAGCCATGACAATTGAAAAACTCACGGAACTTGTAATGGCCCTAACTGGAAAAGTAGACGAACTAATGTCTATGGAGAAAAAAGAGGCGCAGCAAATGGCTGCCGATGCTGATAAGAAAATGGACCCAGCCCAAGCCGATGCAAACCCTGATGATGCTAAAGATTCGGATAAAAAAGCTATGGACGCTGATACGAAAGAGGAAGGCAAAGCATCAGGTATGGATGCCGCAGAACTCCGAAAATCTATCATGTCCGAGCTGGCACATAAAGAAAAGCTTTACGCCAAGGTTTCCGGCGTGGTCGGTGCTTTTGATCACTCCGAAATGTCTCTTCAAGAAGTGGCGAAATACGGTGTTCAAAAAATCGGTATCTCTTGTGTAGATGGTGCGGAAGTGTCCGCAATCGACGGATACATCGCCGGTCTTTCCGTGTCCAAAAAACAAACTGTCGCGATGGACAGTAAAGCCCCGGTTGGTGGCGCCATCGGTAAATACATTCAAGAAGGAGCGCAATAATGTCGGTACAAACATCCGTATCACAAAGCCAAGGTTTTGGCGTTGCCGGGGAACTGTTTACAAACGGCCCTACCCGTGCGAAGCCATACAACCTTGTTTCAACACCAAACCTTAACACAATAGGTAACGCCTTTACGGTATCTTCCGAAGGTGTAGCTACAGTCGGTGGAACAGGTGCCTTTGCTGGTATCCTGGTAAACCCTAAACACTATGCGAGCTACGGTACAACAGCAGGTGGAACACTAGCCCCTACTCTGGTTCTTCCAGATAACGCAATCGGTGAACTCCTGACAATGGGCGAAATCATCGTATCCCTTGCGAGTGCTGCAAACATCGATGACGCGGTTGTTTACGACACAACCACCGGTGCATTGAGTGCAGTAGCAGCGGAAGCGGTCTTTACCGGAGCAATCGCCCTGGACACACCTCAAGCAGTTGTCACAGGTACAATCGATAACGGTGCTGCTGCAATCGGTGACGTACTCACTGTAACAGCCGTAACATCTGGTACTCTTGCAGTCGGTCAACTGATCACAGGAACGGGCATTGCGGATAACACCGTCATCACTGCTCTTGGAACAGGTACAGGCGGCACAGGTACTTATACTGTTTCCGTTTCTCAGCTTGTAGCATCCACTACAATCACTGTAGCGTCCCTGAATGATGCAGTCCTTACCGTTTCAGCGGTAACAAGCGGAACCGTAGCAGTCGGCCAGCTTATCACAGGAACAGGCATTGCCCCCGGAACATACATCACAGCCCTGGGCACAGGAACAGGTGGCACAGGGACTTATTCAGTAAGCCCACAGCAGACAGTTTCCAGCACAACAATCACAGCCGCAAACGTCGCCGGTTCCGGTAAAGAGTTTGTGCCTAACGCAAAAGTATCGAGATACACCCTTGCCACTTCTGGCCTCGGCGTAATCGAACTTACAAATTAAGGAGTAGCGAGTGAGTAAAGAACTTTCATACATCGGGCCGCGTAGAGTCGGCCAGTTGGTCATCACCCCGGATGATGTAAAAAATTACGCCGGGCTGTGTGATCTTGGTATCGGGATGGATGACAACTCCATCTCTAAAATCATGGCGGCAATGGATGCCCTGGAGCCTACGGTAACAACTGCATCCATCACAACACCTGTTCAATTCCTCCAAAGCTGGCTCCCTGGTTTTGTAAAGGTTATGACAGCGGCTCGTAAGATCGACACCCTCACAGGTATCCTTACGGCGGGAAGCTGGGAAGACGAAGAGATCGTTCAGGGTATCATGGAAGTCACAGGTACTTCACAGCCATACGGCGACTATACAAACACTCCACTTTCAAGCTGGAACACAAACTTTGAGCGACGAACAATCGTCCGTTTTGAAGAAGGCATGAAAGTCGGTGTGCTTGAAGAAGCCCGTGCCGCTAAAATGCGTGTAAACAGCGCAGAGGGCAAACGTGAAGCTGCTGGTCTTGCTCTTGAGATTCAGCGTAACTATATCGGGTTCTACGGGTATAACTCCGGGGCAAACCGCACGTATGGCTTCCTGAATGATCCAAACCTCCCTGCTTATGTCGCGGTAGCAGACAACGGAGGCGGTACGTCCAAATTGTGGTCCACAAAAACTTTCCTTGAGATCACGGCGGATATCCGTGAAGCTATCATCGCTCTGGTTACTCAGTCCGGTGGTTTGATCGATCCGGTCAATGATCCTCTTACGCTGGCACTGCCAACTCAGAGCGTGGAATACCTCGGTGTAACGTCCACATTCGGAAACTCAGTCCAAGACTGGATCACAAAAACATACCCGAAAATGCGTGTAGAAAATGCGCCGGAACTGTACCAAGCGAACGGTGGGGCTTCCGTGTTCTACGTCTACGCAGAGCAAGTCAACGACAGCTCAACAGATGGCGGCCGCACATTCGTCCAGGTTGTACCTTCCAAATTCCAGGTACTTGGTGTTCAAAAACTCACCAAAGGCTATGAAGAGGCTTACACCAACGCTACGGCTGGTGTTTTATGTAAACGCCCTTGGGCGGTAGTACGAAGAACAGGGATCTAATATGCCATACATTTACAGCACACTTTCAAACGACAACGAATACCCCATCTATGAAAACGGTGGGGCTGATGTCAAAGTCGTAAAGAAATCAATCCGCATTAAGGGCGGTGCTAATGTCGCAAACAAAAACCTGATTACGCCCCTGGGTGTTATGACGGAAGTAACGGCGGCAGAACTTGCAGAGCTTGAGAAAAACGAAGTTTTCATTACTCAAAAAGCTGCCGGGTTCATCACCGTAGACAACAAAAAAACGGATGCAGACAACGCAGCCAAAAACATGACCAAAGAAGACAAATCCGCTCCGGCAACTCCAGAGCATTACGAAGAGAAGAAAAAACCTGCACCAAAGACAAACAGCAGAAAGTAATCTAACTGAGGGCTCTTCGGAGCCTTCGCCTTAGATTATAAAGGATCAGCATGGCACTCGACATCACCACCTTTAGACAGCTCTTCCCGGCTTTCTCAAATGCGACCACATACCACGATGCGACGATCACGATGCAATACGACACCGCCGGTCTGTACGTCAGCTTTTCGGATCGTGCCGTGTACCTCATGACAGCGCACCTGATGGCTCTGTCCGATATCATAGCCGCCGGGAACACTCCGGGACTCGTCACGAGCGCGGCAGAGGGGGCAGTGAGTATTTCAATGACTCCGCCGCCGGTAAACACACAATTCAAATGGTGGCTCTCCCTTACCCCATACGGACAGCAGCTTTTGGCATTGCTCGAAGTTCAATCTGCGGGCGGGTCTTATGTCGGCGGAAGCGCGGAGAGATCAGCGTTTAGGAAAGTGGGCGGTGAGTTTTGAGAATAACAAAAACTTCGGGAGTGTCCGACTCTATTCAAAAGGCCATCAACCAGATCAAATCAAAACGTCTGCGTGTTGGCTGGGGTGAGAATCAGAAGTACCCAAGCGGAGAATTTGTCGCAACGATAGCCGCTCAAAACGAATTTGGGAATCCCGCCCTTGGCATCCCGGTCCGATCGTTTATGCGCGTATCGGTACAGCAGCACCAAGAGACATGGAAAAAAATATTTGCCAAAGGGATTATCAATGCCATCAAAGGCAACCAGAGCGTAGCGTCTGCAATGGAAACCGCAGGGCTTGTCGTGGCCGGGGATGTGCGTAAGGCGATCACCGAGGTCACATCGCCTCCTCTCAAAACTGCTACCGTAAAAGCCAGACTGAAAGGCAAGAAGCAAGGGAAAAAAGTTTCTCTCACCGTTGCAAAGCCTTTGGTCGATACAGGGATCATGCTGAACTCAATTACATCCGAGGTGGTTGAATGAATCTGAAAGCAATGTCGGCCCAAATCGTGCCGCAGCAGATCGTGTCATATTCGGCATTCGTGTCAAGATCGGAGAACGACCTGGGGAAAGATGTGGCGGTTTTCGCCGACTCAGTGGAAGTCACGGCCAATGTGCAACCAGTCCAAAGGTCGGTTTACGAACAACTCGGGCTTAATCTGCAAAAAGAATACGTGACCATCTTCACCACCTACAACATGGGAGACGTTGCGCGGGACCGCACAGGTGATAAATTCGTATTTCAGGAACGTACCTATCAGATCGAATCAAAAATGGATTGGACATCGCGCGGGTGGGATAGCGCGCTGGCGGTGAGGATCGATGACTGATAACGAAATAATCAGACTGATCCGACCGATCATAATAAACGGCCTTGCGGATCAGGGCATAACGGTCAAAGTAAAGCAAGCGAACCAGCCTACTATCCAAGGTGCCGACAAAGATATGACCATCTATCTCACAAAACTGCCAGATAAAAGATATGGTCACCCGGAGCGCAAAAGCGTATGGGATGAGGTGAACAAAATAATGGTCGATACCGACACCCAAAAGATCGAAGCGCCCTATCAGGCTACAGTTTGGCAGCGGGAGACACCGACAACCGAAATAACATCTTTGGACGTTGCCCACCTCACAGCTGCACTACTCCAGACATGGGAAACAATTGACACGCTACAGGAGGCAGGGGCCGGGATCTTGCGCGTGACCGATGTAAGATGCCCATATTTTAAAGATGATCGTGACGAATTTCAGCCTTTCCCGTCTTTCGATTTTACAATTACCCACGAAAGGGTTATTATTCGTACAGGCAAAACGATCACGACGGTCGAACCCATAATAAAGGACACAACAAATGGCAATTAGTTTTACTAAATACGTGGATATCACGTCAGGAGTTGGCGGAAGCGCGGGAGTGGCCGGACGTGAATTGATCGCCCGACTATTCACCACAAATGTCGCCCTATCGGTAGGCACAATCGCGGAGATGACAACTCTCGATGATGTAGCGACTCTTTTCGGGTCAACATCAGAAGAATACAAAAGAGCGGCGTTCTACTTCGGGTTTGTGAACAAATCAATTTCTTCCCCGAAAAAAATCAGCTTTGCAAGATGGGATGACGTTGGTGAGACAGTAACGGAAGTCCTTACGGCTTCTACGCAAACCAGCAACAACTTCGGTTCGTTCGCGTTTATCCCGACACTTACGTCGGCTCAAATTTCCCAGGCGTCACTTTGGAACAATTCACAAAACGTCATGTTCCAGTATCATGTCGCGGTCCCGGCGGTCAATGCCGAGTTTACTGCGACAATCGATGATGGTGCAGGGTCTGCCGGTACGACACTCACGGTTTCGGCAGTTGCAAGCGGCACAATCGAGGTCGGGCAACTTGTTACCGGCGCGAACGTAGCGGCAAACACGTACATCACTGCCCTCGGAACGGGGACCGGCGGGGTCGGAACCTATACGGTATCAGTATCCCAGCTCGTAGCCAGCGAGACAATGACATCCGATGCTATCTCCTCCCTGAGTGCTGCACTTATCGGTTATGCCGGGACTGGTGTCACACTCAAAGGGGCAACCGACGAATACCACGAGATGCTCCCGATGGCGATCCTGGCATCCACAAACTATTCCAAACGTGCAGCGGTTCAAAACTATATGTTCTATCAAGCTGCGCTCACCCCGACAGTCACTACGAATACACTGTCAGCCACTTATGACGGCCTCCGTGTAAACTACTACGGGAGCACTCAGACAGCCGGGCAAACATTGTCATTCTATCAGCGAGGGGTTTTGATGGGTGGCACGAGTGCCCCGACAGATATGAACACCTACGCGAATGAGCAGTGGTTGAAAGATGCGGTCGGCGCGGCGATCATGTCCACCTTCCTGGCACAGCCGAAAATCTCAGCAAACGCGGCGGGTGCGGCGGCGTTCCTGGGCATCATCCAGTCCGTTGTCGATCTTGCCACTGTCAACGGTACGATTTCGGTCGGCAAGACACTCACGGCGAACCAGAAGCTTTTCATCACCAACGCAACCGGAGACGAAAACGCATGGATCCAGGTGCAGTCAATCGGGTATTGGGTCGATATCGAAATCCAGTCTTATGTCAACGGTGATTCCGGCCTGACAGAGTACAAGGCAGTTTATACGCTGATTTACAGCAAAGACGATGTGGTGCGCTCAGTTGAGGGTACACATATCTTGATCTAAGGAGAAAATAAATGACTGACGTTTCATCCAACGGGCTTATAGTCCACGTAATAGCAAGCAAAACCCTGCCAACAGGGTTCCCTATCACAAACTTTGCCGACGATGGAGACAGTATCGATGTCCCTGCTACGCCGCTTGCGGATAAGGCAATGGGGCCAAACGGCGACCTGGTAACATGGGCCAAAGCATCCCCGGCAAACCTGACAATCAACATCATCCCGAACTCTCTTGAGGATCGGTTGATGAGTCTAATCGCCAATGCTAATAGGGCAGGAAAAGGGAAGCAATCAGCGAATGATATTATCACGGTGATTGCATATTTCCCGAGCGGGTCAGTGCATACATATACGAACGGTCGAATCACTGATGCAAGCCCAGGAAATAGCGCGACATCAGCAGGGCGCATGAAATCCAAACCGTACACATTTACGTTTGAAAATGCGGTAGGTATCTAATGCTGATCAAGCCTAAAGAGATATCCTTAAAGGATATGGACGGGGTTGAGAGAAAGTTCATTATATCCAGATTCCCGGCCACGGACGGGATGGAGATTTTCTATCGGCTCCCCACGTCCGCCATGCCGAAGATCGGGGATTTTGAAGCACTCAAGGGCGTTCGTGACGATATCTTCAAATTCGTAGCGATCAAGGTTGCGGATCAGGAAATCAGACTCGAACACAAAGCCCTGATCGATTCGCACGCCGGGGATGCGGAAACGGCGCTGAAAGTGATCGGTGCGATGCTGGAGTATAACTTCACTTTTTTTCAGAGAGGGACGATCTCCGCTTTCTTCGACAACATCGCGGCGAAAATCCCGGACATAGCACAAAAAATATTAACCCAGTTATCAGCTGCATCGTCGAAGCAAAACAAGCGACCTTAAACGAGCTGAGAATGATGGACATTTGGGAGATCATCGCTGTCTCCAGGTTCAACGAGTGGATGGCCCACAAAGAGGCCATGAAAAAGGCAAATAAATAAAATGGCTATTCTTGACACTTTCTTTATCATGTTTGAAGCTGACGCAGACGGTCTTAACAAAGGACTGAAAGATGCAGACAAAAACGCAAAGAAACTGGAAGATGCTCTTGACGATGCAGACAAAGCCGGGCAGAAAGTAGGCGATACATTCTCCAACATGATCGCCACCGCCGGGGGTGCTCTAGCCGCCGTCTTGTCTGTCGGGGCTATTGCCTCCGGCATCAAGTCATCTGCCGACTATGCCGATCAGCTAGGCAAGACTTCCGATGCACTTGATGTGAACATTGAAGAGCTATCCGCATGGTCTGATGTGGTATCAATGAGTGGCGGGACTGCCGAAGGGTTTAGGGCATCACTCGGAAATCTGACACAACAATTCGCGGACATAAAGGCCAAAGGGACATCGGAATCCTTGGTATTTTTCCAGCAGCTTGGCATTGAGTTAGAAGACTCCGAGGGTAAAATGAAAGGAGTCATGGACGTACTACCAGAGCTTGCTGAAAAATTCGAGGGATTATCCAAAGCGGAAAGTCTGGGCCTTGGTCGCAAACTTGGACTTGACGAGGGTACTATCATGACACTCCAGGCCGGTCGCATGGCAGTTGAAGAAATGGTATCCAAACAAAAGGAACTCGGGGCAGTTACCGAGAACCAGGCCAAAGTTTCAGCGGCGTTCAATGATGCGATATCTCAATTGTCGTTTACGTTTAGAGGGCTTTTCCTGTCCATAGGGGAGTCGGTATTGCCAGCATTCCAGGGTCTCATACAATGGGGCGAGAAGATCGTTATTTTCTTCAAGAAGCACTCAGACTTTATAACCGGTCTATTCATAGCTCTCGGGGTGGCCGTGGCCGTGTATCTTACTCCACCATTATTGGCCGCCGCTGCCGCTGCGTTTACAGCCTTTGCCCCGTTCCTATTGATAGGTGCTATAGTGGCTTCCGTAATAGGCGTGTTTGCGTTGCTATACGATGAGATCACCAACTTCATTGAGGGCAACAATTCAATGATCGGGGAGATCTCCAAAAAATGGCCTATCGTCGGGGAAGTGGCGATGGGTATTGTCGAGGCTCTTAAATTTCTTTGGACGTGGGCTAAAGCCGTGTTTGGACTTTTGGGTGACTTGATTATGGACCCGGCGAATGCCTGGGACAATTTCACATCCAAGGTTGACAATGGTATCGTAGACCTCCGAAAAGCGTTCCCGCCACTCTTCGACCTTATCGACATGATCGGTGAGAAATTCGAGGACATGGGCCAGTTTGTAGCCGATGTATTCAATGCCATCGTAAAGATAATCATGGATTCAATCGGTGCGGTATCGGGAGCAGTGGAATCGGTAAAATCGTTTTTTGGTTTTGATACAGAGAAAAAAGAAGAGGTTCCGGAAGAAAAAAGAATCCCCCAAAATGCAAAGACAATGGAGGTTGAAAATGAGGAGCCATCTGCGTTTATGAAACTGATCGGATTCACCAAGGAAAAAAAAGAACAACTCATGCCAGCGGTTCAGGGAACATTTCAGCCAGCCATGCAAACCATGTCAGAAGCCGGGTCATTTCCTCTGAATAACATCACATCAAATGCGATCACTAATTCAACAACAAGCAGCTCAAAAAATACCAATGTTTCAGTTGCAAAAATTGAGATCAAAACCCAAGCGTCTGATGCCGATGGTATCGCAAAAACAATCGGTAATAGGCTACAAGACGAGATCAAGAAAGCAACAAGCGGATATGATGATGGAGTAGCGATATGACACTGTTTCCTCCGGTCCAGGACATTGTAGGTATCTTCGAGCAAGATACTTTTGATCAGCTCTTTGTAATTGCCAGACCGATCAAAGCAAAGGTTACAGAGACATCAACCGTTATGACCCACCCGGTCGAGGACGGATCGACCATCACCGACCATAAAATCATAAACCCGGTCGAGATCGAATTTAATATGGTGGTGACCGGGCCGGAATACCTCGACACTTTTGCAAGCATTAAACAGGCATTTCTAAACTCCGATTTTCTGATAGTCCAAACCAAGTCGGACACCTACAACAATATGATAATATCATCGATACCACACGAAGAGGATGCTAATATTTTCGATGGATTCGGTATGGTTGTCAAGCTCACAGAGGTTAAAGTGGTTGTACCGCAGCAAGGAGAATCAGTACAAGATCCGGCAGACCCTGAACATACGGCAAAACAGGACAATGGAAAGCAGCAGCCGACAGAATCCAGTAAATCATCTTTGCTCTTTGATATTTTCGGAGGATGACATGATCGATATTAACCTAAAAGCAGTTCCAAACCAAACTACGTCAATGAACGTGGATGGCCTCGCGTTCGGGATAACGATAAATTCTGCCGAGTTTATGGTGGCCGATATATCAATCGATGACGTGATCGTATCCAGGTCGGTTCGATGTCTTCCGGCTAGGCCATTGATTCCATATCCGTATCTTGAAAACGGTAATTTCTACTTTATCACAAAAGACGGCGAAGTACCGAACTGGCATAAATTCGGGATCTCTCAATTCCTTGTATATGCGACACCTTCGGAAGTCGAGGCATTAAATGCCACTTGATCCAAGGATTGTTCAAATCGGAATTGAGGTATCCGGGCAAATAAAATATTACGAGGGCTTGAATATCCAGGCCAGCGGTACAAAGTACGCCAACTCGACAGAGAATGAATGCACGGTGATCATCTCCAACCTGTCGAAAGAAACCCGCGATTATATCCTGACCGAGACATCGCCTTTTATTCAGTCTCCAGATCCTAAGAGATTGATCGTAAAGGCGGGTAGGGAGTCAACTGGCCCGGCCTTGATATTCGTCGGTGACGTTATCAGCGCGACCCCGACCCAGCCCCCGGACATCTCGCTGACAATAAAGGCCAAAACCGGCAACACCCAAAAGGGAAACGTCGTATCAGTCCAATATCCTGAAACTGTAAATCTATCACAGATCGCAAAGGACGTGGCCGACACGCT